TAATTGAATGTTCATGTTTTATCCCTTCATCTCCAAAAATCATATTCAGTACATATGATGTCCCAGAACCAATACATGCCAAAAGGAATGCAGTGGTTATAGAATAGTCAAATGTAAATAGTTCTGTATATTGGTTAATTGCCCATAAAAAAATGCCAACCCACCACCCAACACACATGGGGCAATAAAAAAAATGATAAGATGGTCGAATTTTATTAAAAATTTTTCCAAAAACTAATATTTGGGTAAGACCATATGCACTTAAAATAAAATATATAAGATCCATTATTCAAATAATCCATATCCTGTTAGATATTTTCTTATTCGATATGGGTTAATAGAACCTTTCTTAGATTTATGAGTGTCTATAGCATCTTCATGTGAAGTAGAGTCTTCATCGCTAGGATCAACAAGATAATCTTCAATTTCCTGGTCGATCCAGTCTTCTGTTTCAAATAACGGATTTTCTTTTTCAATAAACTTGAAAGTAGATAAAAGAACAATTTCTGAAGAGTCGAGATTTTCATTTTTTGCTTCAGGATAAGTTCCCTGTAAGCTTGCGTAAACATTTCCAGATTGGATTGATTCGGGGATAATTACGCCTTTTTTAGCAAGATATTCTAAATATCTACTTTGATAAAAATATGTTTCATCATTTATTTCATCTTTCGGAAAAGTAACAATTTTCCTATTTTCTAAATCAATGACAATATCAATGCGCTTATGATCGAAGATCATTATTTTCCCATCAAGTGTTTTACGAGCTTCAAGAGTAATGGAAAACATTTCCTCTTGTTCTGGTTCATTTGAAATTATTTTAATTGGTATTGTCATTGCTATTAATTTCTCGAACTAATTGTTGTATTTTTAAAATCTCTCCAATCATTTCCTTATCAATATTTTGCTCTTTATATTGATTTAATTTATTTAAAACTTTTTTAGCACTTTCTGTCATTTCGAAATCTGTAACAAATTCTTCCTTTTGTAAAGATTCCTTAACTTCCTCTTTGAGACGACCGACCTCATCATTTAAAAATAATTTAAGTCCAATTCCATTGTCGGAAAACGAAGAGATAAATTTATTAAGAACTTTTTTCTGTTCTTCGAAGAGTATATCATTATATTTTTCATTAAATTTTTTAATAAAAGTATTTAAAACTAAATTATCGATTGGAACCATTTTTTCTTCTCTTAATGGTTGTTGGGACATCTGTTTAACAATTTCATTTTCTAAAAGAACTCGTGATTTAATGGAGGCATTTTGGTTAAAAATCTGATAAATTGATGCTAAATTTTTATAATTAGGAACAAAACTTGAAAATGCCTCTTTGGAGAATAATTTATAAATTTTATTAACAAGTTTGCTTTGTTCACTTATTAATTTTCTTTTATTAATCTGACTATGGTTTCTTTTTGCTTCGGCAATAATTTTTTCTGCCACCAATGCTTCAACTTGATTAACGTCTAATAAGGTTTTATAAACTTTTAAGTCTTTTAATATCTCAGAATTACTTGAAAAAAATTCTTTAATAACCTTAGTACAATTTTCTCGGTGAACCTTATCTTTTTTAATAATACTTTTGGTCAATTCTAGAACAAGAATTTCATATAAAAAAGCAGTATTTCGTTTTTTATTATGTTTAAATTTCGCCATTTTGTTTATCCTTGTTTTTTACCTTTTCCAAAGACTCTACTAATTTTTGAATCTCATTTCTATTTTCTAAAAATTCTATTTCTTCATTTTTAGAATCTAATTTATAATTAGTTTCTATTTCTTCAACAATTCCTTTTTCTAGAGAATGTAATCCATCAACATATCCTTTAAAAAGATTTCTTGCTGTATTTTTTCCAGATTCTTCTGAATATTGTCCCTTATAGCTTCTTTTTCTCGCGCCCATTCCCCTTCGATCATTTCGCTTTCCAGGAGTTGCCAAAAGTGCTCCTTCTTCATCTTCTTCTGCCACTTCTTCGCCTTCCGGTTCTGCGAAAGTTTCCTCTTCTTCAGCAAATTCTTCTCCACCACCGGCATCGGTTTCTGATGCCACCTCAAGAGCAGAATCAAACTGTTTATCATAATACATTTCACGTTGATTGCGAATGATTTCACCATCTGAAAGATTAAAAATAGTTTTGGCGACCCAACGGCGACTAAAATATCCTTCGGTTGCTGCTGCTGCAATATCAAATTTTGTTCGCCAATGTTCAAGTTCTTGCAATTCAGAAATTTTTGATGGATTGTTTAAATTTAATTTAAATGATAAAAGATCTTTATTTCTATATCCCAAAGTATGTAAGTGAACAATTGAAATTTTTTCTAATTCAGATATAATACTTCTTTGAAGTCGTGATATTGTACGAGCAAATCTAATATCTTTTTGCGCTAAAGTTGTTTTATCCTCACCGCCGCCCTCGTCGCCTTGCGTAAGATATGCAGCGGGGACCTTAAGAGCGGAAAACAATTTATCACGAAGATACTTAACATCATCTACATCTCCAGTATATGAACCACCGGGTAATGATTCAATTCTTGTCCCGCCTGCTGCGCCACGCACCGGAATAAAAAAATCTTCATCAACTGATAAAGGATTATATCTTAAATCAACTCGACCAGTATCTGAATCAATAACTTGATTTCTCTTCATTTGAGTTACGATCCGTTGCATATGTTGTTCTATTTCCTTTTCAGGAATACCTCCAACATCAATATAAAAAACTCTTCTTTCGGGCGACCGAACAATTCGATATGCCATCATTGCATCTTCTAAGAGTTGAAGTTGCCTCCACACTCGTCGGGCACCCTCTAAAACCGAAGTACCATAAGGGGCATTTTTGTCATTTCCAAGAATTCTAAAATGGGCGCATTGCCAGTTTTCAAATGTTAATCCACCGCCGTTCCATTGAAATTGTGTATAATTCGGGTTTGTTTTATCTTCACCTTCTAATCTTTCGATTTCTTGTGATGGTAATCCTATTACACTTTTAACTCCAATTTTCTCATCAAGATCCAAATAAAGAAAATGATCTCCATATTTGCACATTGAACGACACCAACCAAAAAGATTGAATTCTACGTTTAATGTATTATAAAAAAGATCAGTAAGAATATCTTTTATTTCTTCGTTTGAGCAATTAATGGTAAGAAGTTTTTGTAAAGGTGAAGAGGTTGTCATCTCATCTGCATAAATATCTAAAGCAGAATTAATTTCTGCTGTAAATTCCATCTGGTCATAGTCAACATATCTTTCTGCTCTTGCTGCATTTGCGTTACCCATTGCATAAAGATAATCAAATGGATTGTAAGTTGATTTTTTAAAATTTTGACCAGAAACTGATTTAAATTGATATTTGTCTAATTGCCATCTTTTTAATTGTCGTGGATTTTGTTTTCTATGTTTTACAATGGGACCAGATAATAATTTAGTTAAACTTTTAAAGAGAAAAGAATCTGGGTTTCTAGAATTTTTATTATTTTTATTATTGCCGTATGCCATTTTTTATCCTTTTAATAACCATCCAAAATTTTTATAATTTTCTTGCGATTCTCTTATTCTATCAAATGTTTCGTCTTTTTTGTAGCCTTGCATACCAGGAATTGTCGTATTTAATTTGGTATTTACAGAAACCATTGAATTCAAAAACGCCCTTTTGTAACTTACCTCTTTTACATTTTCTTGAAGAACCGTATCACGAATCCAACAAGTAATTGCTAAAGACATTACTAAATCGTCATTATACCCTCTTTGTGCCTCTGGTCTTCCATTTTTCCAAACAAACGTTTTAAGTTCTTGATAAGTCCTTGTAGAATTTATAATAATTAGTTCATTACGAATGAATTCTTCCAGTTTGGATACAATCAATGGACGTGTTTTTTGTGAAGTGGTGAATCCCGGAACAGAATTCGAAACATTCTCCGCTTCAAATTGCTCAATATGCTCATGAGTTCCTTTAACAGAGTAATATAAATTTGGATAACCGGCATCAATGAGTTTTTCCAGAACTGAGAAACCGATGTTATTATTTTCGATGATGACCATTGCTTCTCCGTATTCTTTTCCT